GTTAGGTATACCACCTATTTCTCTTTCTGTAACAGATAGTTTGTTATAAACTTTATCTGGTCTATTCATTGCAAAACCTCTATAACCTCTACGTTTAAAATGGTATAGTAATCTAGGTTTATTATTTTCAGCAAGTATTGGCATACCATAAAAAATACAAGCCATTAAAACATCTTCAAAGAATATTTCAGCCGTTTGTGGACGAGCGATATATTCTAAAAAGAAATGATTTGGTGGCACGTCTTCCATGCTAAATTTTGTTAATCCATGCAAAGCTCCATTAGAACCTCTACCGTCTACTGTACCTGATATATCATAACTGTCACAACCAAAAGCTCCTAAAGTATCATTACCAGGATGTTTATTGCCTAACTTACTTATTACATTATTTTGTAATCTTTTAGGTGGAACCCATGAAACAAAAAATCTTCCGTTTTTATTTGGTACAAATATAACAGTAGTATCTTTAATACCTCCTGTCCATTGAAAACTTCCTTGTGTTACAACAGATGATCTTTTTATATCTGCATTCCAGTCTATTTGTTCGTATATTTTAGTTAAATTAAACAAAGAAGATTTAGCCTCATCTCTAAAAGCATGCTCTTCAGTTCTTGGAAATTGTCTATAAAATTCATTTAAAGCATCTTGATCTTGTTTTAAACCATCAACTTCATTTTGCCAGTATTCAATGACTCCAATTGTAATCGGTGTTCCGTGAGGGCCTTTAACAAGGTCTTTTGGTGAGTCGAAGACAGGATAACCGTAAGAATCAATGTATCCTTCGTAATTCCATTCCATAGGAATGAACAAAGAATAGAGTCCTGAACGTGTCTGTCCATTTGCATTTCTTTTTGTGACATCTGAGTCATAAAATAATTTTTTAAAATTCGCGCCTCCTTTATCTAAAGCATTTGATGTTGATCCCATCATGCACTTACCGATAATTCTACTACCTAATCTAAGGGTGGTTTTCGTAACGCGCCAGTTGTTTTGAATATTGTTCGGGCGTTCCCATTTACCTGATTCGTCGTGGACGAGGAGCCTGAGTTTCTCTCCATCGTAGGCGTTGTCCCCCGTGTTTTTCCAGTCGATCGTGGTGTCCAACCCGGTGAGATCCTCGGTCTGCTCGGTTGATACGATTGATCTTCTTGTGAACTTGGACGCTGGTACTCTGTATGCGAGTTCGGTCTTTGGGCGGTCCATACCGTCCTGGATCGGTTTGAAAAAGAATGGATAATTAACGGATATTGGTACAACCTTATCGGTGAACATCTTCTTAGCATCGGAGCCAGATTTGGACAATATCCCAAAACGTGAGTCGCTTGATATGGTCGCCATATCCACTGTAACTCCGGACGCCATAAACGAAAAGCCTGAACGTCTATTCTTGAGATAGCACATACCGTAACACCTTGCATCAGCGTGTACTGCGGTCCAGAATATGAAAAAGAGACGGTTTGCCTCTCGAAAGTCTGGCTGCCCAACGTCAATCTTACTCCACTGCAAGTACATATAATGATTGCCAGTAATGTAAGTAGGCTTATCTTTGTTAATATACCAGAAACCTTCTTCACGCCTTCTAAATTCTTCATTAATATATTCATACCATTGCTCTTTAAAATCTTCTGGATATTCTCTCCAGTCGAATACTGTTTTTATTTTTTTTAAAACTTTAGGATATTCAAAAACTGTCCATTTATTTTCTTTAAACTTATGAACGTTCTCTTCTAAAGGCAATGCTATTTTAAGTCCTTGAATGTCATATATTTCACCTATTTTACCAGTCTTTGAAATAACAATAACATCATGTTCTGCGTTATAACCATACTCCCATTTTTTATACCTATTTAATTGTTTTATTATTTTAGGTTTTATATGATCGTCTAGTATTTTATATAAAGTTTGCTCGTACATTACTTAGATCTTCCTTCAGCAAAACCTTTAAACTGTTTAGGTTTCTTAGTTTCGTTTTCTATTTTACCTTCAATTATATCTTCTTCTTCTTGTATTCTATTTAAAATTTCAAAAGCATCAAATATAGCAAGCTTTTTTGTAGCTGCAGCATTTTTAAGTCTATCAGCAGATATATCATCATCAGAGTCAACGATAGGTTCTTTAGCTACCTTTATTAATTCTTCAACTGCGACTTGCCCAGCTAGGATTATACTCTTCTTGGTTTTCTTTATTTCCATATTTAATTACAATATCATTTGATTTCATACAATAAAGACGTTGGTCGTCTACAATAAATTCCCATTCAGCACCTGGAACAAAACCTATAGTGTCTCCTGGTTTAATATTAGATGCTTCTAGTTTATTATTACTAATTTTAAGCACTCCAATACTAGGATCTTCTTTTCTGTTGATTAGATCATTAGAATTTTTAATAGGCATTACAAAGCACCTATCTCCAAAAGATAACCACTCTGTATCGTGTTTATATAAATATATTTGATCAATAGCAGCAAAATACATATTATCTTTAAAATAAGATCTACTGTTGCTTTGTTCACCTTTCATATTGTAAAATCTTCTAAATATGTTTTGATGAACAATTATAGTATCACCTTTTTTTATAGGAGTTTTTAAAGCTATTGGCAACGCTACAACTTTTGCTAATCTATTAACAAATTTCCAAGACTCAACTTTAGTGTTAAGTATTAAATCTTTACCGCCTACTGTTTTTTTATTATCATACCTATCACCTACAGGTTCTATAATAAAATCATATATACTATTCATTAATATTCTAAATCATACTCTATAGATATAGCCATGTTAGAGTTAAATTTCTTCCACGGCAATACCTCGTTATTTTTCTTTATATGTATGTTATATGAATTATCAGTTGTGTCTAAAAGTATATGAGATATTTCATGACCACCATAAACTTGTTGACCTACAGAATAATGCATAGCATCATTTTTATAATCAGAACCAATGCTGATTTTTCTAACTACATTATTCATTTTCTTGATTTTCAGTATAAGTTCCGTCTTCTAAATTTATATTTATAGAACCGTATTTATTTTCTAATTCTTTTTTTACAACATCTTGGTCTTGATTAACTCCTGCTATTTCATGAAGTATAGCATGTTTTTGAGTTTCTGCCAATCCTATTTGTTGTGTTAGTTCAAAAAGTTTAGACTGAAAGTCTCTTACTTTTTTTAATTCTTCTTTAGTAATTTCTTTTACTTTTTCCATTTTATTTAATTTAATTTGTCATTATCCAGTGCCTTTTATATATAGAAGTTCTATTAGTGCTTCCTTCAAATTTCACTGATAAAGTGTTTTGGTCTACATGTTTATAGGTTAAAAACACTTCCCATTTATTTTTAGAGTTATAAATTCTTGTTTTAACGTAGTCTTTTTTTTGTTCAACCACAGTCTCTGCTACAGTGTTGTTATCTGTAAAAGAGAAATTAACAAACTTAAACTCTTTGCCGTTATGCAGTATAACTACATAATAACTTGTTGTGTCACTTGACCAAACTCCTTTTAATTTTTTGCTCAAGTCTTGACTTTGGATGCTAATACTAAATAGCATTAACACACTTAATAATAAATTTTTCATTTAATTGGATTTAATTAATATAATACTCTTATTTATTATCACCTATTTTTTTGAATTTTTCCACCCCTCGTGAACCAAAGTATGCTACATAAACTGTTATAAGTAAAGATTTTAATAAATCTACCCAAGTATTATCAACTCCAAAACCTATATTACCGCTGTCTAAAAGTATTAAAACAATTAAAGACACAGTTAAAAATATAAGTGTCATTGGTCTTGTATTTTTACTTAACCATGAGTCTGACGCCATGTCACTAGACCAACGTTTACTTATTTCTTGCATTTCAACTATATCTTGTTGTAATAATAATAAAGCTTTTTCTTTATCTTCTGGCGGTAAAGCCTGTTCTTTATGTATAAGATTTTTTACTAAACCCATAACACCATTGTTAGGTAATACATCACCTACAGTGTTTAATATGCCAGGAGCTGCATTAGATAAAAATTTACCTACTTTAGTATCTTTAAATTTTTTTGACATATTAAATATTAATATTTTTTAAATGGATCTGTTTTAGAATACGCTTCTTTTTCCCAAGGCAAGTTTTCTGCACCTTCTTGCATTTCTTCTCTAGAGTATTTTTTACCTTTCCAATACACGTTTTCATCATCATAATCTAAGTCACCTCGTTTCATTTGATCTATATGTACTTTCTCATGCTCAATAACACTTTGTCTTTCTTCAGGGTCTTTTATTTTGTCTGATACTAAAATAGTACCGTTATTATTAGCTTTACCTAGAACTCCTTCTTCAAGATCTGTATTATATATAGGTGTAGCATCTTTTAAAAATGGAGCTTTTACAGTAAACTTATTTTTTAGTCTAAGCATATTACTTTGAATTACTATAAGGGAATTTTTTATTTAAAGCTTCTTGTCTTTGAGCGCAACCACATGGTTTACCTACTGCTTTAGACACGGCTTGTACTGCTGAACTAATGCCAGTTTTTTTAGTAAAATTAGCTATGCTATCGCCCAATCCTTTAGGTTTCATGCTAGATTTTTTAATGTATCCATTAGCTTATCTCCCTCTTCTGACTCCACGTATGAATTAACTTCATCAATCTTTTGTTGTTTTTTAGCTGCTTGTTTTTTACCAATAGCTGTTCCAATTTCTTTTGCTGCACCCATTATAGATTGATTAATAACTTTTGAGCCTTTAATTTTAGCGTTAGACATAGCTTGAGCTCCATCAGATATATGTTTACCAACTTTTGCGCCGTCTAGTGTTGGTATAGCTTTTTCAAAACTAGTTGGCATAGTGCTCTTATATTGATTTAAAGGAGATCTATTGTTAAAACCTACGTTAAAAGAATTTCTATTAATAAAATTACTTTTTAATTTACCCATTGTGTCCATGT